CTTTGTGTTTGAGGGGGGTTGCATAGATTACTCTTGCTCGAGTAAGTTCCAAGGATGCATGAGTTCGGTTCGCTAGTCGATCAGGTACCATGTTGCCGGCGGTTCTAAGACCACCGGGCCCATCTACTAACTTATTCATACTCTTCTTGATGCGCTTAGCCAGAAGTTTGGCATATGTGTAGCGTAATTTTCGGAGTTCAAGAGAGACTTTGGTAATCGTATGTTTCTTGAGTTCATCACTTGCTGATACCCGTCGAAACCCGCTTCGAGCTGCTAAATGGTTGACTTTAAGGCGGTTTGTTGCTTCTCCGGCTATGTCGCCGAGAAGCGTTTCGTACGGGACAAGTCCCTGTCTGAGTAATGATTCTGGATTGCGTTTAGGCCTTAGAGCCACGCATTTTGGTTTCTTTTTGAGGATTCCCCCCACAGGTAATAGTGGACTAGGGCGGAGTGAGGCTAAAACCTCGTCAACGACGCCCTTATAACAGGTCCAAAATTCTGTGGGTTTTGAGAAATCCCAAAGTTGCTCAATGGAGCGCAACGGATGATGCGATTTACACGCCAAAAAGGCGTAGTAGTCTCGGAATGAAACTTTCCCAATACGGTCTGGATGCCCACGGCGTTGAGGCAAACCGAGCCCGATATAGGGTAAAGTTGGGTGTATGCGCTATTCAGCGGCCCTCCTCCACAAATTGGGAGAAGTAATTCTTAGCACATCCCTAAAGCGCTGAAACACGGCCGGGTGACTAGCCCGATAACAGCTGGATAAACTGGACGCGTTCTGAAATATGTTCGTCGAATCGAAACGCCCGTAGGCGCCGATCGAGATAGTCCTTATCCACCTGTACCCTGTGATTTCCCTAAATCCTTCATCAGCGAAACCCGCCTGATCTACTAAATACGGCCCAGAGTTGGCATTAGGTGCCCAACTAAGATTGCCGAAATTAGGATTACGCGGGCGTTTCTTACCAAATATAGGTGCGAACCACATACGTGCAAAGTTGCACACCGTGGAAGACACCTGGTGCTTGTGCTTGGAAATGGGAAGTCCACTATCACTAAGCTAGGCCGAGTATGCAATGTTGCATTCTCTCGGCCAGATAGCAATAAGGTCGTCTCCGAGAATTCTGACAAATACGTCGTCTCTCTTCCACTGGTCTCTGGCTCCGCGAGTCTTCATTAAAGCTATACTAATAGCTTGATCAACGATGAAGATATGCAGAACAGACTACAAGAACCAGGAGAGAGGTAGTCCCATAAGGCAACCCCGTGATGACTGTATTCTAACTATGATATCGCGCCATGTTCTTGGCTCAACCTCAAGTGGATCAGTATCACGTATCCTTCGCTTATAGATTAATGTTTGGGATAACTACATTACACGTAATTCAGGTATAACCTCACCTGCTTCTAACTCCTCTGGGGTCAAGAGAAGCGATTCGAGCCATTGTATGAAAACCAATACATAATCAAGGCTCAGGTTATCGGTAGCAGCTGTCAAATCGGACGAAGTGTGTTCCCAGAGTGGAATCTTCGCCTTGACTTTTCTAGCCCACCTATTGAGGTCCGCCTCAATAGTCGGAGGGTCCAGCTTTGTAAGCGGCCCTCGCGTCCACTTGTGGGTGCGCTAGTACTGCCATAAACGATCTCTCCAGGCGTGCCCCGCGTGCACGGTCTGGACGGTGGACTTAGTGACCACCCTTACTTTACAACCATTCTCCGCAATTGGTACGACTTCTGACTCATGATCAACTAGTTTAATTAACGAGGACCAACAGTTACTCCCGAATAAAGGAACTCTAGAAACGATGCTCTAAAGCTTCTTGTTCTGTTTTTCTTTCCGCGTGAGTCTCACTGTTGTCGCCTCCGTTATGAGTTTGGAGTAGAGGTCCAGCCCGTGGGCTGACCTCTTTATCCCCAGGGCGCCAGAGAATTTGAGTTTTGGACCTAACCCGGTCCAATTTAATGGTATCTTAGGGCCGCGAGGCCCTGATAAGAATGATTTCCAATTCTCTAGCAATCCCTGTGGCGGATGATGCTTGGTTGTATAAACGCTTTGATGTTCTGATAGCGCCTTTTGCATAGTACTGTGCCCGACAGCCGTCGGGAGTGCGCGATCTATCAGTGCAAATTGAATAAAGCGATCCCTGTTATACAGGATCCCTTTT